ACTTAACTATAGTATAGTATACCTTACCATATTGCGTTTGTAGATGAAAAAAATGCGTTGGTAAATAAATGTTATGCGGCGCTATCTGAAAACAAGCATGATCTAACTCTAATTGATGGAAAAATCTAACAGTTCCGCCACGGAATACATTTGGTCTACAGGTGTTATTAAGAAATTCTATATGTTCCAATTCCGTGGCTTCCGAAGTAGCCAATAAATGATGTAATTTTTGCGTATTTATAAATCCAAACAATAGGCAGGCCAATAAAATTGATCTGTTAACGGCAAATAAATTGATCTTGAATGTCCACATGTATGCGCGAAACTAGATGGTTTAGCTAAAGGATAACAATGTAAAGAATGTAATCCAGCGCAGACTGCTAACTTATTATTATGCAGCAAACAGAAAGTATTATTATGATGACACGGTTCAAAATGTACCGGACGAGCCAAAGTTTGATTCAACACTAGTCTCAAATTCGATGTTTGAATAATAACGTGAGAAGCGAAAGTTAATGAAATAAATAGAAAAAGAAAGCAAATATTCATAGTGTGATTAAAATTTAAGAAAATTATGTTAACAAAAATTTAAAATAAGAATTAAGAATAAATTATAAAAATTATAATAAAATAATATATAAAATTTTTATTTAATCAAACCTATGATATTCATATCTTTTCACATCAATATTCGCATTAATTGGACAATAAAACAACGATGCAAACAGTTCAGGGTCTCTCGCACACAATCCAAGTGATCTTATCGCAACTACCGGGTCATAAAAAAGATTGTATCTTTCTCGTACTGCTTTCGCCAATTCCAAAACCAACAAGTCATTTGAAAATTGATGAGCTGAATCAAGAAAAGAAATTCGGTACAACTCCACATGTTGTTCGTTTACCAAATCTGATCTTCCCAATTTGACTGCCATTTTAAGTGGATCCGGCAACAGGTAAAACCTATTATTAAAGTACAATAAAAACTTACTACAAAAATATGGATATTGAAATTTATTGTACAGTTTCACTTCCAAATTATAAGTTTTAGCCATCGCCATCACATCAATTTCCATTCTTCCCATGGTATATATCAAACTATCATCTCCAGCAAACATTGCTAGTGTGACCTTCGAAAAATCCAACGAGTCGGCCATAACACCCATCAAGAAAAATGTGTTACACAAAAACGTTGACGCATCACCACTTTTACGTTGAAATGGAATAAACACTTTCAACCCAGTGACAGGATCACGCACTGTCGTCAGGACATGACCACGAAACCATAAATCAATATAATAATCAGGTACACCAAAGTGCTTCATTAAATTACATTCAAAGAGTAACGCAGTGTGTCCTTGGGATTTATCGTATTTTCCAATGTCAAACTCAAGTTTTTCAGACA